ATCAAAATTTACCCCCCCCCCCCCCTCCGCTGGACAACGCCAACAGCACACATGAGCAAAGAGACCAACGCACCAAGCGAACATATGAGAAACACCCCAACATTGACGGCTCAAGTGAATTGGCCCACGCCCAGGACGAAAGGAATGTGCGGGGGAACGGGAAGTTGGGAATTGCTCAAGAAAAACACGACTATCGAAGAAGCCAGGCAGATGGGGGCGGGAAATGGTGGGAAGTTGAACCCGATGTGGGTCGAGTGGCTGATGGGGTGGCCTCTCGGTTGGACAGACTTGAAGCCATTGGAAATGGACAAGTTCCAGAAGTGGCTAGACGAGCATGGGAAGTTTTAGGTGGATTGTGACTATTGCAAAGATGATTGCGGAATCTTTGACCTTCATTGCGCGGATTGCAGGCAAAGGATTGTCATGCGCCAGCCTTGCAAAATCATGCGCAAAGACTTGGCTGCGGAGGTTGAGCGGCAATTCGGTCTGGTGGAGGATTACACGCGGGAGCCGCATTGCGGCTGCGATAAGGTTTGCAAAAAGAAGCAGAGGATCAAAAAGAACTATGAATAACCGGCTCAACGCAAGAGAGCGGCGGCATCTGCTGGCGGTCAAAGAGATGCCCTGCGGGGTCTGCGGCGCGGCTGGACCCTCGGATGCCCACCATATCGAGCAGGGGCTCCAGTTCACTTGCATCCCCCTCTGCAAGGATTGTCACCAAGGCAGTCACAACGGAATCCATGGCCGCAGGGCTATTTGGAATGTCACCAAAAAAACAGAACTGAGCGTCTTGAATGACACAATCGAAAAACTCACCCGATAAGGTGATTCTCCCGTGGCCCCCTCGAACCCTCTCCCCAAACGCAAGGGAGCATTGGGGGGCGGTGGCCAACGCTAAGAAGAAATACCGGCTTGCGGCTTATATGCTTGCCAAACAATCCAAATGGGAGTTTCCTGCCGATGGCGCGATCCACTTGGACATTGAGTTCATCCCACCCAACCGGAGGGCGCACGACCTCGATAACTGCCTCGCGGCGATAAAGGCGGGGCTGGATGGTCTTGCGGACGGCTGGGGGGTCAACGACAAGCGGTTCACCCTTACCATTCGGAAGGCTGATCGGGTTGGCGGCATGGTAAAAATCAGCAGGGGGGCGGTGACTTGAATACAAAGAAGATTCGGTCGATGAACACACCCGCCTCCCGATCAACAGTTTACAATCGGCGCATGAAGCGCAGATCAAAACTATCCCAAGACATCCTCGACCTTCTGGCGAGGGAGCCCAACATCACCTCGGCGCAGATTGCGGCGCACCTAAAAGCGAAGCCGCACTCGCTCAAAGCGGTCCTGTGGAAATTAGTAAACAGAGATTGCAAGGTGGTTGCGGACAAGTCTGCAAACAATCTCAGGAAGGGGCCAAAAATCATCAATGTCTATTGCCTCGCCCCCTCCGATGCGTCACAATAATGGTATGAGAGACATTGAGGCTTTTTCGCTTGCGCTGCTGAACTCTGCGACCTGTGCGCACCTTCAGCATTGGCAGACGAAGAACTATGCAACCCATAAGGCGCTTGCGAAATACTATGAGGCCATCCCCGACTTGGTGGACCGCCTGGTTGAGTCGTACATGGGGCGCTACGGCCCGCTCAATGAATTCGATGAAGAATTTGAGATTGAGAAAGAGCCGACCAAGTATTTCAAGGCGCTCCAGAAGTATGTGGATGCGAACCGCAAGCACCTTCCAGATGACTCGGAACTCCAAAATACTGTTGACGAAATCCTCGACCTGATTAACTCCACGCTCTACAAACTGCAAAACCTCTCCTGAAAGGAATCAAAATGGCTAACTCCTTCAAAGTGCCTTCCCATTGCAACGACAAGTCTGGCCGCAAAGAGCCGGTCAAGAACGCCGTTGAGCAGGCTGGCAAGAACAAGCCCATGGGCGAAAAGATGACCATGAAGGGTCGCGACACCAACATGGGAACCAACAATTCTGGCGAGATTTACCAAAAGTGAATTGCGGCAATTGCCGGTTTTATCAGGGAACCCAATTCGGGCATTGCAGGCGGTTTCCTGAGACAGTAACGAAACAGGCTGGAATGTGGTGCGGCGAACACCAATTGGTCGAGCCGCTTCCAGAGCCCCTACTGGAAACCATACCGCAACCAGCACCAGAAGCGCCTAAAAAGCGCGGGAGAAGGCCAAAAGATGACTCTGCGACCTCTGCGTGACCGAATCGTTGTCAGACCCATTGAGCGGGTCAAGAGCAATGTTCTCCATGTAGTGATGGATGAACTGCCCAACACCGGCGAGGTGCTGGCGGTCGGCCCAGGCGAGATTGACAAGAAAGGTCGCCTGATTCCAAATCCGATGGAAATTGGTCAACGGATCAGATTTGGGACTGCGGAGGAATATCTCTCCTATCCAAGAATGGAAGTGGACGGCGAAGAACTCATCGTGATGTCGTGGAAGGATGTCTGCTTCATCGAGGATTCAAATGGCAAAAACCACTAACAAGCCCATTGCGAAGACCACGACCGGCAAGGGCAAGAACTACAACCCCACCGAAAAGGGTGCGGGAATGACCGCCAAGGGGCGGGCGGAATACAACGCAAAGAACAATGCAAACCTCAAACCCCCTGCACCAAACCCCAAGACCAAGGCAGATGCGGGCCGCAAAGCCTCATTCTGTGCGCGGATGAGCGGGATGCCAGGGCCGATGAAGGACGAGAAGGGAAGACCGACTCGGAAGGCAGCATCTCTTAAAAACTGGAACTGTTAACAACGAAAGGAAACATCATGGCTAACTCAATCTCCACCGGCGTTGCTTACGCTGATCCCGCCGTCACCCTGGTTCAATTTCAGGCTTACACCGTGGCCACCGTCCCCTCGGCGGCGAATGCTGGTCAAATGATCTATGTTTCCAACGGTGCGGCTGGAAACCCTGTGATGGCGTTCTCCAACGGGACCAACTGGCTCCGCGTGGACACCCTTGCGGCGATTTCGTAATGGCAAAGGCTGGGCTTTACGCAAACATTCACGCAAAGCGTGAGCGGATCGAGGCCCAGAAAGCCTCTGGTGCGAAGAAGGTCGAGCGGATGAGAACGCCTGGAAGCAAGGGCGCTCCCACCGCCAAAGCCTTTGCGGAATCAGCGAAGACCGCCAAGAAGAAGTAAATGCCTCTGATCAAAGACATCGGCAAGAAAGCCTTTGCGAAGAATGTGAAGGCTGAGATTGCGGCTGGCAAGCCACCCAAGCAGGCCGTGGCTATTGCCTATTCGGTCAAGCGGGAAGCCGCGAAGAAGAAAAAGGGCAAGTAAATGGCCGAGATGCGGGCCAGTCCGGTTGTTAACCCGCGACTCAAGCGAATTGCGGAGGTTCTTGCTGACCTCCAAGGCCCGATGGGCCAAATCATCCCTTTTACCGATGTAAACCCATTCAAAGTTCTGATGCCCAAAGCATCAACCTTTGAAAACCTCGCTTATGGCAACTCGCCTTTGGCAATGCCAACAGGGGTGACGAACCGCCGCCTGCCTATCGTTAAAACCGGCAGGGAAGGTGAACTGACCGACATTGCGGATGTGGCGTTGATGGCAACGGGTGTGCGGCCAGCCTTACGAGGCGCAAAAGTGGTTGCGGACGAGGCTGGCGATGCGATGGTGCAATTTATTACCGGCAACCCCAAGGCAACCTCTATGGGGGTTTTGGACGAAGCGGGGTCAATGGTTCCGTTGAGCCGCATTTTTGTCGGTCAGAAATCGACCAAAATTAAACCCGAACAAGTGGCGGCTGCCGAGGAATTAGAAAAAAGGGGCGCTGGCCCAGAGAGAATTTGGCGGGAAACGCAATTGGCTCGGTTGCCAGCCGGTCGGGAATGGGTTACTGAAATACCAGATGACATGGCTAGACTGGATTTTGAAGGTCTACCGCCTGCTCGGGAAAGGTTCGACATTGCGAATGCGTGGTTGCAACGCAACAACTACATTCCAGACGAAAAAAAGGGCGTTTGGGGGGTTGGATCAAGTAGCGACTTGGTTCCTCAAGAAGCGCAAGACAAAGCCCTCGCATTTGCGGATGACATCATTGCAAGCGGTGGGCATCTAGAGCCAAGACCTCTTGAGCGGTATTTTCAGCATCAGGCATTGCGGGAAGCCTACCCTGGTGTTACGGGGTCGCCTGGATTGATGGGAAGTTTGGACATTGCCAGGGAACCGACCGGCGCTCGCCATCGGGGGACATATAGTCAAAACCGTCAATTGGTCACGACTGGCGGTGGAAATATGATTGGGGGCGATGATGTAAACGAAGCCGCCAAATCAACCATGATCCATGAACTTCAACACGCAGTTCAAAGTCTTGAAGGACATGGTCGGGGTGGAAACCCTGAAGACGCAGCAAAACAACTGTATTTTGCGGAAAGAAACGATCCGATCCTCAAAGCCAATAAAGGCGCTTACGAAGACTTCAAACGAAGCCTTGGAGACCTTGGTCTTGCCTCAAAAGCCCAATATATGCACAAATTGGACGCGATTGCGCGAGGCGAGGGCATCCGGCCTCGTTCTATTTACAATATGCAAGACTGGTATGCCTACGGTCACGAATACCGAGGGATTGCTGGCCCTCAACCAAAACGGGCTGGCCCAGAGCGCGATGAGTGGTTCAGGGGTGCGGCAGCGTTTATCAAGAACAAAGTGCAGGAAAAAGACCCATCCTATCGTGTTGCGCAACAGGACTATTCACCCGAAGAAGCCAAAAAGATGGGCGCGTCCGCGAACCGGAAAGTATCGAGACTCGCAGATAGAGCCAACGAGTATCGCGCCACGGCAACCAAATACAACAAACTGAATGAACTCCAAAAGAACCTAGAAAATTACGAACTTTATAGAAGGCTAGAAGGTGAAGCGATTGCGAGATTGGCTCAGACGCGGATGAACCTTACCCCAGCCGAAAGAGCCGCAAACTTTCCCTTTGCGCAACGAATAGAGAACGCCGGATTTAATAGAGAGACATTCAACCCTTATGGGCTTGATGTCGATCCAATGGAATTGTTCGTCTATCGAAACTGACTGTTTACTAACTCAAACTATTCACAAGGGTTAAAAAACAATTTACACTTGCGGGACTGGAACTTATAGATTGAGACAATCTACATGGCCGCACCGATAGGAAATACCAATGCCGTCAAAGGCAAGATGTTCTACGACAAACTGCGCAAACGGCTCACGCAAGAGCCTCACAGGCTGGAGCGCATCGTCAACGAACTGATCACGCAGGCAGAGCAGGGAGAGGCTTGGGCGGTCAAAGAGGTCATCGACCGACTCGATGGCAAGGCAGTCCAAACTACCGAGATGCAGAACTCCGATGGGACACCAATCCTGTCTGGCATTCAGGTCATGTTTGTGAAGCCGCAAGATGATTGATGCGCCGGAGCAGATAGACCAAGAGCAACTCCAGCAGGCGGTCGCCAAGGCTGAATTCCCCATCAAACTCAAGTGCCTGTTTGAGCCGCAGCGTTACAAGGTTCTCTACGGGGGTCGAGGTGGAGCAAAGTCTTGGGGAGTCGCTAGAGCCCTCCTGATCCTCGCGGCCAAGAAACCCACCCGAATCCTATGCGCCCGTGAGTTTCAGGTCTCAATTAAGGACTCGGTCCATAAACTCCTGACCGACCAAATCGCCGCCCTCGGGCTGGAATCGTTCTATGAGGTCACCCAAACGACCATACGAGGCAAGAATGGCTCGGAGTTCTTCTTCATTGGGCTGAAGAACAACATCACCAATGTGAAGTCATTTGAGGGCGTGGACATCTGCTGGGTCGAGGAGGCGCAGACTGTTTCCAAAACCTCATGGAATGTGCTGATCCCGACCATCCGAAAGGACGGCTCGGAGATATGGATCACCTTCAACCCTGAACTAGAGACCGATGACACCTACCAGCGGTTTGTGGTCTCTCCGCCGCCCAACGCGGTGGTGCAGAAGATTACTTGGCGGGACAACCCTTGGTTTCCTCAAACCCTGCGGGACGAGAAAGACAACCTCCAAGTCAGGGACCAAGAGGCTTACAACACGGTCTGGGAGGGAATCTGCCGCAAGACTGTTGACGGAGCGGTCTTTGCCAATGAGATTACCGTTGCGGACCTCGAAGGCAGGCTGACCCGCGTTCCTTATGACCCGATCAAACCAGTCCACGCGGTCTTTGACCTCGGTTGGGCGGACAACACGGCCATCTGGTTCGTCCAATTCATCGGGTTCGAGATCAGGCTCATCCGATACATTGAGGACAATCAGAAGACCATGTCCTACTACATGGCCGAGATGCAGAAGTTTGGCTATCACTACGACACGGTCTGGCTACCGCATGACGCGGAGAACTCGACCCTAGCCGCGGCCGGTCGGTCTATTGCCGACATTGTTCGGGCTGCGGGATATAAGGTGCAAATCGTCCCTCGAACCCCGATTGCGGACTCGATTAACGCCAGCCGGACCATGTTCAATAAGTGCTATTTCGACCGCGAGAACTGCCATCAGGGTCTTCAATGTCTGCGTCACTATCGGTATGATGTTGATCCAGACACCAAGCAATTCAGCAAAACGCCCTTGCACGATATTTATTCCCACGGGGCGGATGCGTTTAGATATATCGGTCTGGTGGTAAATGAGCCCCGCAAGACCGCGAAGAAGGCAACTTATCAACCAGCGGGCTCATGGATGGGCTAATCATGGACAAGCGGATACAAGACGCGCAGAAGTTTCTCCGGTTCAGCAATGACGCTGACTCCTACAACCGGCAGGATGCTCTGGATGACCTCAAATTTTCCTCGGGCGACCAATGGCCGGTCGAGGTGCAAAACTCCCGAAACTTAGAGGCACGACCCTGCCTGACCATCAACAAACTCGATGGATTTATCCGCCAAGTCTGCAACCAGCAGAGACAGGCGCGCCCCCGCATGAAGGCGCATTCGATGAACTCCCAGGCGAATGCCAAGGTTGCGGACATCCTGACGGGCATCTTCAAGCATATCGAGGTCAACTCGGACGCTGACTCCGCCTACGACACCGCCTTCGAGTTTGCGGTGCGCATGGGTTGGGGTTATTGGAGAGTGGTCACCGACTATGTTCGGGAAGACTCATTCGACCAAGAGATATTCATCAAACCCATTGCCAACCCGTTCACGGTCTATTTCGACCCCAACTCCCAGATGCCGGACGGCTCGGATGCCGAGTCTTGCCTGATCACCGAGGTGATGAGCAAAAAGGACTTCAAGGCCCAATACCCTGGCGCTGACGATGGCGGCAACTTCACCATGCGCGGGACGGGCGATGCGGATGCCGATTGGATAATGAAGGACGATATTCGGATTGCGGAGTGGTGGTATACCGAGCGCAAGAAGACCAAACTGCTCCTGCTATCGGATGGGACTCAGGTTTACAAAGAGGACGCTCCCGCTCCCGAGATCATGGAAGCCGCAGGAATTATGGTGGTTGCCGAGCGCGACACCATGCGCAAGACCATCAAGTGGGCAAAACTGACCGGCATGGAAGTTCTCGAAGAACGCGACTGGGTGGGCAAATATATCCCCATCGTTCCGGTCTACGGCCAGCAACTGGTGGTCGATGACAAGCGCAAGAAGTATGGATTGGTGCGGCAGGCTAAAGACCCGCAGCGGATGTATAACTACTGGCGAACCGCTCTGACCGAGTCGGTTGCGCTTGCCCCTAAAGCGAAGTGGTTACTTGCTGAAGGCCAAGACGAGGGGCATGAGAACGAGTGGGCGCAGGCCAATGTGAAAGCCACGCCGGTCCTGAGATACAAACAGAAGGACATCGAGGGGCAACCCGCTCCCGCACCGCAAAGGCTCCAGCCTGAACCCCCGCCCGCGGGAATCGTTGAGGCAACGAGTGCGATCAACAATGACCTTCAGACCGTGGTCGGGATATTCGACCCCAACCAGTTCATGCAGGGCAACCAGTCTGGCAAGGCTATTCGCGGCCAGCAGATGCAGATTGACCTTTCGAACTTCCACTATTACGACAACCTCACCCGCTCCTTGAAACAGACGGGGCGGATCATCCTTGACCTGATCCCGAAGATTTACGACAAAGAACGGGTCATGCGGATCATCGGATATGACAACCAGCCGGAGATGGTGACCATCAACCAGCGGGTTTTCGATGAGATGGGCGCGGAGAAAATCCTCAACGATGTAACCGTGGGCGAATACGATGTCTTTATGGACACGGGCCCAGGCTACCAATCGAAGCGCCAAGAGGCGGTCGAGGCGATGGTCCCGCTCCTACAGGCAAACCCCGAACTGTTTAACGCCGCCGGTGACTTGGTCTTCCGCAACATGGACTTCCCTGGCGCGGATGTGATTGCCGACCGGCTTGCGGCCATGAACCCGATGGCTCAGATTGACGAGAAATCAGACATTCCCCCGCAGGCTCAGATGCAACTCATGGCCAGCCAGAAGATGATTGCCGACCTCCAGCAACAGATTGCGGCCCTGACGCTGAACCTCCAGCACCAGACCGATGTCCAGAAAATGAAGGAAGAAGGCCAGACTCGCCGCAAACTCATGGATGTCACCTCGCGGGCGTTCAATACCGAGACGATTAACGAGGCGAAGGTCAACCAAGACATCCTGCGGTCAGTTACTGACCAGAATCGGACGGAACTCGATGCGATCACAAAACTGTTGCTCAAAGGAATGGATGCCAGGGCTCTCCAAGCAGAAATTGCCCGTAGGGACGCGGAGCAGGATCAAGTGGCGGCATTTGCAGAGGGCGAAATTCATCAAACATCCACCCCCTTCCTGCGAGAGGAAATGGGCATGGCCAATGCGCCGGTTCAGTCCAATCAAATGCCCATGATGGATGACCAGATGCTTGCGGCGCTTCAAGCCCAACAAATGCAACCCCAACCCTTGTCGGTCCCCAACATCCCGAATGAGCCGATGGGACCGCGTTGACAACTATCAGGAAACAGTTTTTAATAGTTAAAACCTACCAATGGGTTTCATTGGGTTAATTCTTGGAGAAATCCATGTCCGAAGCAGCAGAAGTAGTCCAAGAGCAACCTAAAAGACAGGCTGCGAACTTGGTAACGAGTGAAAATTTGGCCGACTTTCAGGCAAAAAAACTTGGTTTAGCCACGAATGACGCTCCAACTGAGGCCGCAGATGCGGAGCCGGTTGTCGAGCAAGCGGGGAGTGAACCAGAGGCCGAGAATGAGGCTGCGACAGGTGAGAAGAAGCAAAACCCGAAATTAGAGAAGCGGTTTTCGGAACTGACCAAGCAACGCGAAGCGGCCCGCCAAGAAGCGGAGCGTGAGCGTCAGGCTCGGGAGGCTCTTGAGGCGAGATTGAAGGACTTGGAGGCAAAGGTTTCCCCCCAGAAGTCGGAGGAACCCGATCCAAAACCCGATCCATCTCAATTCAATGATGCCATCGAGTATGCGGAGGCTCTGGCTGAATGGACTGCGGACAAGAAGATGCGGGAGCGGGATCAGGCTGAACTTGCAAGGCGGGCTCAAGAGGAACAGTCTCGAATGAGACAAAAGTTCCAAGAAAGACTTGAGCAGGCTAAGTCAGAGATGCCGGATTACGAGGAAATGATTGCGTCAAGTGATGTCTCGGTTTCGCAACCGGTCACCGATGCGATCATTGAGAGTGATGTAGGACCACAAATCCTCTATTACCTCGCCGAGAATCCAGATTTTGCTCGGGGACTGGCGGAAAAATCCATCACCTCCCAACTCCGTGCCATCGGGCGCTTAGAGGCCAAGTTTGAGAAATCAGAACCGCCTTCTAAGCCTAAAGAAACACCTGTTGCGAAGAAGTCGAATGCACCCGCACCGATCAACCCTTTGAAAGCGGGCGGAAATCCAGCCGATACCGGATTGGATTCCAACCGAGAGTTTCATGGAACCTACGCGCAATGGAAAGCCGCAAGGGCCGCAGGGAAGATTAGGTGAGGCAAACCCTAACTTATTTGGAGAATCAAAATGGCAAATAACTTGCTAACCATCTCCATGATCACCAACGAAGCGTTGATGGTCTTGGAAAACGAACTGACCTTTACGGGTCGTGTTGACCGTAACTATGATGACCAGTTTGCGGTTGTCGGTGCAAAGATTGGTAACACAGTCAATGTCCGCCGCCCTGGCCGTTTCATTGGAACGACTGGCCCTGCCCTGAATGTTGAGGACTTCAACGAGACCTCGACTCCGGTCACCCTCTCGACTCAGTTCCATGTGGACACTCAGTTCACGACTCAGGACTTGGCCCTGTCGCTCGATATGTTCAGCGACCGCGTTCTCAAGCCCGCCATTGCCGCTATTGCCAACAAAATCGACTTTGATGGCACGACCATGGCCGTTGACAACACCGCCAACACCGTTGGAACCGCTGGCGTTGTTCCCTCTGATATCGCAACCTTCCTGACCGCCCAAGCGTATCTGGATGGCGAAGGCGCTCCCCGCGATGGCAAGCGTTCTTGCGTGGTTGATCCCTTCACGGGCGCTTCCATCGTTGGTTCGCTCAAGGGTCTTTTCAACCCCCAAGGCACCATCTCTCAGCAGTACGAGAAGGGCCTGATGGGTCGTGACACCATCGGCATGAACTGGTATATGGACCAGAACATTGTGTCCCACACCTACGGTTCCTATTCCACGGCCACGATGTCCACCAACACGGCTACCTTCACCGGTTCGCTGACCACGGGCTGGGCTCAGACCTCGACCATCACCATCTCTGCTGCGACCGCTAACGCCGTGCTGAACGCTGGCGATACGATCCAGATTGCGGGTGTGTTCGCAGTCAACCCCCAGAACCGCCAGCCTTATGGTGGCAATGTCCTGCGTAACTTTGTGGTGACTTCCGCTGTGACCATCACTTCTGGCGGCTCCGCCTCGGTGACGGTTTCTCCGGCCATCATCACTGCTGGACAGTTCCAGAATGTGTCGGTGCTCTCCACCTCTGCTTCTGCCGTTGTGACCCCGTTCAACAAGACCGGTGTCGTGTCGCCCCAGAACTTGGTGTTCCACCGCAATGCGTTCACCCTGGCCACGGCTGACCTTGAACTGCCTGACGGTGTCCATTTCGCTGGCCGCGCAAGCGACAAAGAGAATGGCCTCTCGATCCGCGTTGTTCGTCAATACACGATCAACAACGACTCGATCCCCACCCGTCTTGATGTTCTCTACGGTTGGGCTCCCCTCTACCCTGAACTCGCCTGCCGCGTTGCAGCCTAACTAGGAAAGGAACCTAATCATGTCAAATCCAGGCCCCGCTTCCGCCCAAACCGTCAACTACTTGTTCAACGGTAACGCCTCTGATGGCGTTTCCTTGGGACTGGCTGGCGGAAAAATCGGCTTTTACGGCGAAACCCCCGTTGTGCAGGCAAACGCAATCAGCACGATTGCGAACAATGCTGACGGAACCGCTATTGCCACCGCAGTAAACGCGGTCATTACCGCACTCAAGAACATCGGCGTAACCGCCTAAATGTTCTGACGCTGGACAGGGGTCACTCTCGCAAGGGGTGGCCCCTTTTTTCTTTGGAGACTTGATGAAGCACATAATGATCGCGTTGCCGACATATACAGGGGTTGTGCATATCGGGACCGTCCACTCGCTCATTGATGACTTGATTGCCTTGGTTTCTAGAGGCGACCGGTTCACTTTGGTCGATGATGTTGGCAACTCTGCCATTGCGGACTGCCGAGGCGTAATTGCCTCAAATTTCTACAAATCCGACTGCGATATGTTGATCTTTGTAGACAACGATGTCTGTTGGGAGACAAAAGCATTGCTCAAACTGGTGGATCATCCTGTCGATTTGGTCGCGGGTGTCTACCCGCACCGCGTTGACCCGCTTGCGTGGACGGTGCGATGGGATCAAAACAAGACCGAATTGTGGGCAGACCCCGAGACCGGACTGCTCGAAGTCGAGTGCGTCCCAACTGGATTTCTCAAGATTTCCCGCAACTGCATTGCCAAGATGATCGAAGCGCACCCAAATACTTGGGTGCATGAGAAAGCGGTCGATGGCGAGTTTTGGCCCTTATTCGAGCCCCATGTAGACACCCGCAAAAAGCACCGATATGGAGAAGATTATTCCTTTTGCATGAGATGGCGCGAACTTGGTGGCCAAGTGTGGATTGATCCCGAAATCGGAATGGGCCATGCGGGCATAAAAGTCTTCCAAGGACATATTGGAAACTGGCTTAAAAGTAGGATAATTGACAAAACCTAACCAAGAGGCAAATCATGGACTCTCTCAAAATCTTATCTCCCACTTACCGGCTCGACCTGACCACCTCTGCGTCAGCCGCTCTCCAACTGGTTCCAAACACCCCGACCCGCGCCTTCCGCGTTGCCATCCTCAACACCGGAACCGGCACGGCGGCGATTACATTTGGCACAACGGACTCCAACATGGCCACGCCTGCAATCGCCACCTCTGGCAATAGCGGAGCCTTTGTTCTTGCCCCCTCGATGTTCTATCCCATCGTCATTGATTGCGGAGCGCCCAACATCTATGTGAAGGGCATTTCCTCTGGAACTAACTCAATCTATCTGACCCTAGTCGCCACCGAGTAAGGCTATGTCAAACGACACCGCCAAGACCCAGACGATAAACATCGTTCCGGTTCAGGGGATTTTCGAGCCCCTGCCGCCGTATAAGCCGGTCACGCTGATTGGGCCTGCGGGAACGCCGTTTTTTGCTCCCGTCAACCCCAATCTGGATGGGGTGTCGATTACCAACTCGACTATCAACTCCTCCGTTATTGGCGGGGTTACGCCTGCGGCGGCAACCTTTACCAACATCGACACGACCACGGGAACCATCACCTCGGTCCCAAGCGGACCGACCTCGCTAGTCAATCAGGCTTATGTGGACGCGGTTGCGCAGGGTCTTGCGTTTAAGCAGCCTGCGGCTTTTACAACCACGGGCAACATCACTCTGTCTGGTCTTGGCACTCAAGCCGGTGGCGATTGGCCATCGACCCTGACGGCTGGAGAGCGGATTCTGGTGCGCAACCAGACTGCTCAAGAGGACAACGGCATCTATGTCGCCGCCTCAAGCGGGTGGACGCGGTCAACCGATGCGAACACCTATGACGAGTTCCTGTCCGCTTATCTGTTTGTTACCGGCGGGACTATTTATTCCGGCTCGGCGTGGGTCTGCACCAACCAACCTGGGGGAACGCTTGGGGTCACCCCCATCGTCTTTATCCAGTTCTCAAATACGGCGCTTTATAACGCTGGAACCGGCCTGACGCTGACCGGCTACACCTTCAGCATCACCAACACAGGGGTGACGGCGGCATCTTATGGCTCGGCATCCGATACCCTGACGGCGGTGGTCAACGCCCAAGGTCAATTGACTTCCCTTGCGGCCAGCCCGATTGCGATTGCAAACACCCAAGTTTCCGGTCTGGGGACCATGTCCACCCAGAATTCCACCTCGGTATCAATTACCGGCGGGAACATTAATGGCACGACCATCGGGGGGACAACGGCGGCGGCGGTAACAGGCACGACCGTCACGGCCAACACGCAGTTCGCAGGGCCAGGAACGGGCCTCACAGGCACCGCATCGGCCCTTTCCATCGGTGGCAACGCGGCAACCGCGACCTCCGCAACAACGGCCACAAACCTCGCTGGAGGGGCCACAGGGTCGCTTCCCTACCAATCAGGGGCAGGCGCAACAACTTTCCTCGCGGCAGGCACAAATGGCCAAGTTCTGACCCTTGCGGGCGGTGTCCCGACTTGGGCGGCAGAGCAGTTCACCGGCGATGTGGTCGGCCCTGCGAGTGCAACCGATAACGCAATTGCGCGGTTCGATACCACCTCGGGCAAACTGATCCAGAACTCCTCGATTACCCTGTCGGACGCTGGTGCGTTGCAAAATGTCAACGAGATCAACTGGGACATCACACCCTCTGGAGTGGTTGGGGGTGCGGGTTCTCTGTCGTGGAATAGTGATGACAACACCCAAACGCTAGACCTGGTCGGCGCGGGTGCCAATGTCACCATTGCGTTGGGCGAGGAAACTTACTATCGGGTCAGGGCATCAGCCGACATCACCAAGGGCCAGGTTGTTATGTTTACCGGCACCCTGGGCGCTTCTGGGGGTTTGACTGCGGCACCGGCCACCGGATTAACCCCAGCGACCTCGCAATATGTGATGGGAATCGCGGCCGAGACTTTCACAACCAACAATTGGGGTTATATCGCGGCATTTGGCGAAGTGCGCGGGTTTGACACTACGGGCGGCGGTGAGGCATGGGTCAATGGTCAGATTCTCTATCTGAACCCCTCAATTGCGGGTGGTCTGACCAAAACCGTGCCAACCGCCCCAGCGGCCAAGGTTGAGGTCTGCGCGGTGGTTTATGCCAACGCAAACGGCTCGGTCTTTGTGCGGCCAACCTTCTTCCCATCGTTCAACCAACTCAATGATGTGGCGGTCGGGAGCCCGTCAAACGGCGATTTGGTGGTCTGGGATAGTGGCGATTCCCGCTGGGAGAGCGCGGCTCAATCGACTATCACCGCAGGCAAAGCAACCAACCTCGCTGGCGGCGGTGCAGGCCAAGTTCCCTACCAATCGGCGGCGGATACCACCGCATTTGTCAGCGCAGGCACAACCGGTCAGGTTCTGACCAGCAACGGGACCAGCGCGCCGACTTGGACAACCATCACGGCATCGATTTCGGTCACCGATGACACCACGACCAACGCAACCCGCTACCCGCTTTTTGCGGATGTAACCTCGGGAACCCTGTCAACGACCTATGTCGCCTCGACCAAATACCAGTTCAACCCCTCAACAGGCGTTTTGACCGCAACCAGTTTTAGCGGGGCGGGCACGGGACTGACGGGAACTGCATCAAGCCTCTCGATTGGAGGCAATGCGGCAACGGCAACAAGCGCGACCACCGCAACCAACCTTGCGGGCGGTGCAAATGGCTCGGTTCCCTACCAGACCGGCTCGGGCGCGACTACATTCTTGGCGGCTGGAACGGATGGTTATGTGCTGACCCAGGCTTCAGGGGTTCCGACTTGGGCTCCTGCGGCATCGTCTGGCATCACGATTACCGATGACACCTCAACCAATGCGACCCGTTACCTGACCTTTACCGATGCGACCACGGGAACGGAAACAGGGCTTGATGTCTCATCGACTAAATTGCAATACAACCCAAGCACAGGCACGGTCACTTCGGAGATTCTGTCTGCGGCCAACGGAATAATCATTAACAGTAAAACGATTGATACGAGTTACACGATTCCCAACGATTACAACGCAAGTAGCGCAGGGCCGGTAACTGTTGGCTCTGGGGTGACGGTGACCGTGCCAACCGGTTCAAGATGGGTGGTGCTCTGATATGGCTATAACGATTGATGGGGCAGGTAGTATTTCAGGCATTTCTGCTGGTGGGTTGCCCGATGCAAGTATTACGCAAGCAGAATTAGCGACTGGTGTTGCTGGAACAGGACCAGCGTTTAGTGCTGTTTTTTCTAGTGGAAGTCAAAGCATATCAATTAACACAGCAACAAAAATTCAATTTCCAACTGAAGAATTTGATACTGCTAGTTGTTATGACACCACAAATTATAGATTTACACCAACAACCGCTGGGTATTATCAAGTATCTACGGCAGTTCAATTTGGTGGCAGCGTCACATCATTTACTTCAGCAACTTTATTTATATATAAAAATGGTTCTAGTTTTAAGCGTATGTATGTCGGAAGCACATCTTATGGACAAGCCCCTGCGCTATCTGCGTTAATTTATTTAAACGGTTCAACAGATTATGTTGAGGTTTACGGAACT